CGCGAAAAGAAATTTGCTAGTGAGGCATCATTTGCGTCCTGCATAGAACGCGTGGAGTCCATAGCTGAATCTACGTCATACATGTAAGGATCGTGCTGATCTGAAAATTGCACGTTCTCATATGTGGCTTCATTACCGACTTTAAAAATGGTATTGTCGGACGTAGTAGCATCTCCGCTCTGACACTCAAGAACCACACACGCTTCATACAAAGTAGGTAAGACAGTACTGGAAGGAATTTCAACGTTATCGAAAATTGACACACGTCTTCCTAACTCCCATCTATGTTTATTCCATAACTTGTCGAAACGATTCGGGTTTATTTTATATTTTCTGAGGTCAGACAAAATTTCAAAAATTGTTGGGTAAGTCAGATACCCACTGTTAAATGTAAAATTTTTAGTAAGCGATATTTACAATCCCTAAGCGTTGCTCAGCGCGAAGGGTGGTGCTGTTTACATGAGCTGACCAAACTCTCCCCTAAATAGGGGTATTCCACGGGGGGAACGTCATACATGTGCAAAGCCTAATTTACATATACAAAAGGGCACGAATATTATACAAAAATTGGTATCCATATACACACAATCAATTTTGCTTTCCCGTAGGGCCCAGACTGACAACTGGGTGAGTAGATTAAAGCTCTACTCCAAGCTTACGAGTTCTTCTTCTTCCTCTAAATCTTCTCCATAGTACTTATGACGCCAACGATTAACTCGTTTGTCATAGGAGATTCCGAGGGCAGGGCAAAGGTGTTCGATTTCACACTCTTTAGCAACCTGCTGGAGTTTCTCTCTTCTATCATCAAACACTTCACGACCGTAATAAAACCAATCGTGTAAAGAACTTTCAATGTTCTGAGCGCTGTGCATAGCAAGAGTGAGCTCCTTAGATAACAAATGTGCATGTAATCTTTTGAAGATGGAGTCTTCAGACAAAAGTCCTACTTTTCTACCAAGGTCTTCATTAAATACACACTTTCGCTTCAAGAAATCAACATCCTTCTCTGTCATGTAATGAGTTGGTGTTGATTCTTTGTCAGGCATAGTGAATTTCATGTCATGCTCAGCTAAGAACTCAGCATAGGTGATATGTGTAAACTTTCCGCACTCAGCGGATATAGTTCCAATAACATCATCACCATAAGTCAAGAAAGCACAGTTCTCTTTGAAGTCCTTTTCAGGATAAATCGTAAAGAAACTGCATCTCAACAACAATGAATTCACAAGTGAATTGATAATAACTGTTAAA